GGAATATAAAACTTCCAAGACATAACATCAATCGGATTACCTGTACCTTGTGGTATACTACGTGATGAGAATGTTAAGCCATCCTGATACACTACTGTCAACGATGTCCAGTCAACAAAGTTGTCTGTACTTTGAATTTCTAATGATGGATTAAACAATGTACCTAACTGTTCTACTAATTCTAATTTTTGTTGATAGTTAGTAGTCCAAAAGTCAACTTGAATACGTAGAGTGTAAGGTACTGGCATTAACTTTTCAACAGTAAATGCTTGTCCTTGTGTTTGCTCATACGATGCTGATTCTTGGTTGTATGCACGTTGTCTTACTTGTTGCTTTTCTACAAAGTAAGGTTCTTGTGTACGTTTTTGATCGTATTCTAATCCGTTAATAAAATATGTAATCAGTGGGGCACTAGGCATATTACTTGCAGAGTTGTTTGCAATAATATTTGATGCTTGTCTACTTGCGTCTCCGTACATAATAGGCACACGCACCATGATATCGTTGCCATTAGGATCTTTACCTTTAGTTACATACCAGTTGCTAAAGATTTTTGCGAATTGCAGTAAGAATCTGCGTATTTGATTGTCATAAAAATATTGTGCCATTTAATTACTCTTCCGGAGGTAAGGGGTCTGGAGCAATCTCTAACATAGACGATAGAGGTTGTGCTGACGAAATCTCTTCCTCTTGATTATTTACATAGATTGTATCCTCGTTATTAATAAATCCTGAAAGTTGTGATGTGTCTTCATTCGTAAAGCCTGTAGACGTTCTTACATCTTCGCCTACACGTAACCACAACTGACCGTTCCATCTGTATAGAACATTAGGAGAATAATCTATGCGTAAGAAGTAATCTCCAACTTGAGGACTTGTGGGGAAAGCAATCCCTGCACCTGAGGGCAATCCATTTGGTGGAGTACCTTCGCCTGTTAAGTATCCTGTTGTATAACCAAAGTCTCTTGGTGTTGAACGTGCAATGTATTGGAATCTAGGATCACAGTCTGCACGATAGTCCATTGTATTAGGACCATATGGCTCAGTACCAGTAAAGCCTGCGGCTGTTGGATCTTGGTCTGCTGTTGCATATGTATTGTCAGCAGTACCATATGGGCCTGTAACAGGACCTGTAATTTGTACTGATAAAACTTTAGTACCTTCTAATGCACCAGAGCCAGTGCTACTCATTTCTGGTGTTTCCGTAGTCATCATTAGACTGGCTTGTACAAACTTGTCAATTAATGAATCAACACTTACAGTACCGCCCATCTTTTGTTGTATAAATTCCATTGTTGATTTAGAAATTTTAATGCCAGAAGATGAATAACGATATTCTTTACTACGCATTGTAATAACTTGACCAGTAGTTGTCAATGCTTGGTTGCCAGGCATCCAAGTACGAATGTCAGTTGGGGGTGCTGGTTGATTTAACTTGTTAGACGGTACTCCATTTTCTTCATAGATACCATATCCAGGCACTACATACAAGTCTGAAGTATCGTAACCTGCTTTTGGTACGATGCGTTTTGCTTCTTCTAAATTCTTGTCGTTAATTTCAAGGTTCTTGTTATAACGACCTAATACATCTTTGAGATTTTCTTTAGTATCTAGCGTCCAATATGGATCAGGATCTGTTGCACCGGGCTTAATACCTGCTGGTACTTCTTGTAACGAAACATAATTCTTATCGCCAAATGATATAACATACCCGGCTGGATAAACTTTTAATTTGTCCCAATCACCTAAGTAGTTGTCTTGGTTAACTGGCTCTTTAAGAATGTTACTGAACTCTTGGCTATCAACTAGAGGTTCGCACTTGATTCTCCATAAGTGGGGATACCAATCAATAGCAAAACCTTCACTAGCATAGTTTGCATCAGTAATTTGATAAAATCTTTTTAGTGCTGTGGGGAAGTCTTCATTAAGGGGATTATAGTCCATTAAGTGAGGTAACTCTATTACATCACCCACCATTAATTTTCTGCCCACAACGTCAATCATATCATTATAGTGTACAGTAACGAATATAGTATCGTTACTTAAGAATAAACCAAACTGACTTAAGTCGAAATCTAAGTTTTGTACGTTATAATGACCTCGTAGTCTATAAACGTCTTTTGCATACTTACGATCTCTGTTCTCTAAAAACAATAAATCTTGTATGTTTAAAGGATCTAAAGTATTGTATTGTGGTTGAGTAAAATCTGTTGAAGGGCCGTTGTCTTGTGGGCCCAAATACTTGTGAATATATAGATCAGTTCCACCCACAGTGAATTGTTCGGATATTGTTCTATCCAAAAATCTATAGTCGTTTTGTTTCTCTGGTCTGTATAATGATAGTCTTGGCATATATATATTTATCGTAAGGGCGGCCTTGCTCATTTTTGCAGATTGGGTAAGAAAGGACTTGCAAATAAATTTTTAGGTGTTAGAATGACTGATAAATTGTTTCATGTAACTGATAATTTCAGTCGTCATCTTTTGGAGTATTAATGGCAACACGTAAACGCAAAGTGATTAGAGCAACTACTAGTGGTCGGCGAACTAAAGACCCGAACGAGTTGCACCTAAGTGATTTGGACGAACAGCATTATGGCAAAGAGCCTGACTTTAGAGAAAAAGAACTAACTCCAGAACAACGAAAGTCAGAAATTGGCAGAGCCTTAAACTGGTACACCCATATTATGGACAACAAAATGGCAAAAGATTTTAGTGCCCAGTTGTTGATGAGTTGGGACAGAAATGACGAAGCCAAATTATTGATGAAGTGCCCAGACGCTATCATTACACCAACTGCTGGATCACTTGCACGACTAACCTTGCATAGAGGTTGGTCGATGTCAGACTCAGAAAAAGAATTCTTTGAAGAACGTGTCGTTGCAAAAATGAAAGAATGGCACGAAGAAAATTCTAAAAATAAAGAACAAGACGAAGAAGGGGGTGTTAAGAAACCTGCACGTAAATCTATACAAGATATTATGCTAGATAAAATGCGTGAAGCAGGCGGTGTCATTGATGGTCTTGTTGATGATTATATTCATGGAGCAAACGCTAAAGGGAACGTAGATCCCACCCCGGATGTTCTTAAAATTCTTAATGAATATAACATTTTAGCACAGCATACAAGTACGTTAAATGCACTTTACGATAGCGAAAAAGGCGAATTTAAAGAAGTTTTAACGGGGAAAGATGAGCAGTTAGTAGAAGCATACAGTAACTTTAATAAGACTCAAATTAAGAATATTATTAATTTTTATGATAAGGTGCAAAGTGCCATCAACTCATATGGTGTTCTTAAACTGCAAAGCAGAGCCAAACGTAAACGTAAGCCTGTGTCTGTTGAGAAGTTAGTTTCTAAACTAAAGTATCAACGTAAATTTGTAGACGAAACAAATAAACTAGAATTAGAAGGGTTGCATCCTAAAGACTTGCACGATAAAAAAGAGGCTTGGGTATACGACTCTGCAAAACGCAAACTGCATCATTATGTAGCAGATTCGTTGGGAGGAACACTGTTTGTAAAAGGCAACACACTGTGTGGATTTGACCTCAAAGAAAGTCAAATTAAAACACTACGTAAACCTGCTGAACAAATTCCGCAGATTATGGGAAGTAAACCAGCCGCAAGACAATTCTTTGATAAGATCAAAGCAGTTGGAGTACAGCCCAAGGGTCGTTTTAACGACAATATGATTATACTTAGGGCATTTTAATTTATGGCAAATTATATGATTATCGGCGGCTGTTCTCACACAGCAGGAGCCGAAATTGATGGCACAATGGATAGTGAATACAACAGATCAAAAAGTTTTGCTAATCTGTTTGCTGAGAAAATGGGATATACTCCGATCAATCTTGCAATACCCGGGGCAACAAATTCACATATTGCAAGAACAGTAACTACTTATTTTGATCAACACAAGCATCTACAAACTAAAGCAAATAACTTTGCAGTAATGATTAACTGGACAGAGTGTTGTAGGCTAGAGGCTCCCGTGCCTTTTGAATTTGACGGGGACACGAACACATCTGCTTCTTGGGCTTTGATTAGAGAAAAATATGTTAGAGTGAACCCGGGTTACAGAGGTCACTCAATGAGAGAAAGACCTTTTACTGATTTGATGCAACGATTTATGATTGAAAATGAAACGTTTTGTCAAATATATTCTTTGAATTTAGTATTGCAACTACAATGGTTTTGTAAAGCAAATAATTACAGATATTTTATGTCTAGTGCAGGATATCTGCATACGCCTGAACACAAAGACTGGACTAATCATTTAGTACGTCAGGTAGACACAAAACATTTTTATGAATTTCGGGATAACCATAATTATGCGTTTTATGAAAAATTCAAAAACAGGGGCATGGAATGTAAGTTAGCACAATACGGACATTATGGAGAAGATGCTCACCGATTACATGCAGAAGATTTATATAACTATTTTAAAAAGGCTCAAGTATGAATCATTTAGAAGAACAAAATATAGGTTATTGGACACATTTAGTAAGAGTTTTTAAGGCATCGTTTAAGTTACTAGGATTGAGTTTTGCTGGGTTTGTACACGGCGTGTTCCCGTCATTGTATATCAACACAGTATCTTTAGGTATCAAAGAAGTCGAAAAAGACTTAATGTATTTTCCTAAGAAGCGAAAGAAATCTAGTTCCTGATAAATACTATATCAAGAGGAACAAATATGGCGTCTAATAACTTGGCAGTGCCAAACAATTTATCACTGGAGCAACTCAAAGAGGAGATGTTCGATAACCTACGCTTTAGATTAGGCGACGGTATTATTGATTTGGAACTAGATCCAGAGCATTACGAACAAGCCTATATTTACGCAATCAAAACTTACAGACAACGTGCTGAAAATTCAGTACAAGAAAGTTACACTTTGTTAACGATTGAAAAAGACAAAGATACTTACACATTACCAAGTGAGTTTATTAACGTAAGACAATGCTTTAGACGCACAATCGGTTTAGAAACAGGACCAGCCGCATCATCATTTGATCCATTCTCATCTGCAATCTTAAACACTTACTTGTTAAACTATAACTACGCAGGTGGTATGGCAACATATGACTTTTATGCAGGTTACGTAGAACTAGCCGCTAGAATGTTTGGTGGATTTGTTATCTATACATTTGATCCTGTTACTAAAACTATTAGATTTGTTAGAGACTTTAAAGGCTCTGGTGAACAAGTTCTTATCTGGGCTGACATCTTACGTCCAGAAACATCATTACTACAAGACCCAGGTATCTCACCCTGGTTATATGATTTCACACTAGCAACACTAAAAACTATCATTGGTGAAGCACGTGAAAAATTCTCTACGATTGCTGGCCCAAGTGGCGGTACTGCTCTTAACGGTGCGGCAATGAAGTCTGAAGGTAAACAAGAACAAGAAAGATTGTTTAAAGACCTAAGAGACTACGTAGATTACTCACAACCACTTACATGGATCCAAGGCTAAACATAGCGAGTGCATAAATGAGCGATGTTAACAGCATCAGATGGACAAATGACATTTGGTATATAGGAATTCAATGTAATTGTGACCCAAGTAATATACCTGCGTATTCAGTTGAAAGTTGTTATGATGGCCTCGATACATTAACATCTGAAGACCTGCAGGAAATCAAACACGTTATCATATCTTTTGCCTTATACGAAACATCTTTTTATTGGGATTTTACTAAGTGGGTTGTTGAGACATTAGAGTATTTTCAAAATTCTAATGTTTTTCCTAATTTAAAAAACTTTTATATTTTATATGATCAAACTTATATTAATTTTTCTGTGTTACCCGATCATTATGATGTACACGGGCATCAAATAAAATGGCTCTTGCTTAGGACAGATGAGTATGAAAAGAAGACTATTAACGTAGATTATGATAGGCAATGGTTAAATCAAGTTTCTCAAAGAACCGAAGATGATTATTCTAAAGCATTTTGGTTGGTCGGTGATATTAAAAATCGTGTCCATAAGTTTCCTTTGTTGTATAAATTCTATATTAACAATGAACTACATTTGTTAGATTATTCGTTAACTACTGCTTTATTTGAACCAAAAACCGGAGAGCCTTGTCCAGATCAGTATAAAGTTGACCCGCTTCTTTTAACTATTATGCAACACATGTACGATCAAAATCTCAACGAAGAAAAATTGTTAGAGTTATATCACAGTTTGGCGAGAGAGTTACCGAATGATGAAGGTTTACGACTAGCCCGAGAAGGTAGTTGCGACATTGATGTGGCTACATATTATTTTCCACCGCAATGGAACGATGCTGATTTAATTATTATGCCGGACACGTTTTATGCTACTCCTACTCCTGGAAGTATTATGTACACGCAGTGGGGTCAAACAGGCAAACATTATTGGGAACACAATGACTATCATCCAATGACCGAAAAGCCATGGAAACCTATTGCAACAAAAAAACCGTTTATTAATATAAGTTACAGAGATAGTGTTGCTAAAACGTTAGAAAACTTTGGTTATAGAACTTTTTTAAAATACACAGATTATCCTGAGTTTATAACAGGACCTGAAAATTTATATTTGTCTGATGTAATGGATATAGCAAAATATCACGTAGATATAACACACAAAAGAATTTGTTCTTTTTTAAAAAACATAAACGATAACCGCGATAAAATACAAGAAGATATTGAATTTAATTATGAACATCATAAAAATGTTATCAACCAAGAGTGGAATTTATTATATCAGCATTGCCCTCCCTTAAAAAAAGTGCATAAAATAAAAATATTAAGTTCTTTTGCTTTATGTTTAGACGTTCTATCTTCACACACACAAACTGAATGGACTAACGACTGGATTCGGGCATGGAAATAAATGCATATCCAGCAGACAACGTAAAGTTTACTGATACTATTTGGAGTATCAATGTACAAGCCTACGAAATTGATCAAATACTTCCGTTTAGTAAAATACCCGCTGATTCTGGCATACAACATTTGATCATAAGTTTTTGTTTATATGAACCACAAATCAATGATGATAAAACAGAATGGACTAAGAATACAATTAATTTTATTCACCAAAACAATATCTTTCCCAATCTAAAAAATATCTATATATTGACATCATCAGTTTATATTGATTATTCTGAATTGCCTGATCATTACATGTTGTTTGGACATCAGCCTAGATATTTTCTTTTACGATCAGATGATACTGAAAACAAATCTGTGGGAGTAGATTATACTGTCTCATGGGAATCCACACTAGAAAAAAGAAAAGCACTTTGGTTAATTGGAGACATTACTAGTAGGGTTCATAAATTTCCATTGCTTTATAAATTTTATCAGTCTCAAACACTAGAATACCTAGAGTATTCACTAACAAATAAACTTAATGATAGCCACATGGGAGATCAGTTCCGAGAAGAAATTTTTTATGAGTACTATACAACTGTTATGCAGGCAATGAATGATGTGTTTAATTTATCATTGGATCATAATGAATTAAAAATCTTATATCACTCTTTGAGTAGAGAGTTGGCCGGCGATGAAATATTTAAACAATATATTAAAGAATCTCGGCATTCTTTTGATATTGCTTCTTATGTATTTCCTACCGAATGGAACGATGCAAGTTTAATCGTAATGCCTGAAACTTGGTTTGATCATCCTGCTCAACGGATTAGACCATACGCAGAATATAATACTTACCCATTAACAGAAAAAACGTGGAAACCTATTGCTACTAAAAAACCTTTTATTGGTATCAGTAGATGTGATCTACAGGAACAGACATTAGAAAGTTTGGGCTTTAGAACTTTCAGAAAATACACATCTTGTCCTAAATTATACTATGAATGGGATAACGATATAAAAACATACATTGATGTTGCACATGATAGAATCGTTTCATTCTTGCAAAATGCTGGCGCTTACAAATCTGGTATTATCGAAGATATCGAATACAATTATAACCATTATAAAATGATATTAAAAGAAGAATGGAATATGTTGTATAGATGTTGCCCACCATTAAAATATATTGATAAACGAAAAGTTATTCGATTATTTACTTGTCCTCCACCAGTTGATATTATGAATTATGACGAGGATGCAGAAATACTATTCAGTACTCTTAACTAGATCGGTAACCAAAACAGTTGACTTTGACCCGTCACTGTTATATAATGAAGTTTTATGAATGAGGCAAACCGAATGATTATTGGCATCACCGGACTAATTGCAAGTGGCAAAGATACTGCCGCAGACTATCTAATCAGATTTCACGGATTCAAAAAACTAAGTTATGCGGGCACACTGAAAGATACTGTAGCCGCTGTGTTCGGCTGGGACAGAGAATTACTAGAAGGGACTACCCAAAGTAGCAGAGAATGGAGAGAGCAGGTAGACGAATGGTGGGCGGAAAGGCTGGGACTCCCACATTTGACACCTCGTTGGATTCTTCAATACTGGGGAACTGAAGTTTGTAGAAAGAACTTTCATAATGATATTTGGGTAGCCTCAGTAGAAAATCAAATCAGACGATCGGGAGACAATATTGTTATCACTGATTGCAGATTTAAGAATGAACTAGATGCTATTAAGAAAGCAGGTGGAATAACAGTTAGAATAGAACGAGGCGAGCAACCTGATTGGTTAGTCGATGCTGTTGGATATAACTACTATGGTGATCCACAGGCATTAGCAAGACTGACTGATTTAGGAATACATGCTAGTGAATATAGTAGTGTGGGGTTAGAGTACGATCACACTATTAGTAACAACGGGACAATTGACGATTTGCATAACAAGATTAAATCAATAATCAACTTGTAAATCCCCTCGCTTCCATTTAAACTCTTTTCGTTTTACTACTTCTACACAATTCAAACATATTGTTCTGAGGTTAGTAAAATTTACGTTTGTTAAATTGCCGTCAATATGATAGACTAACATCTGTGTAGGGTAAACGCAATTAAACCCGCAAACATCACATGTAGATTTTTTCTGATACCCTGCTTTCTCCCAAGTATATAATCTTCTAAACTTCTTTTTCTTTTTTCCGCAGTGATCACAAAGACTGCGGTAATGTCTCACACCCTCACGAATATAATTAACAGCACAAAAATGTCTGTTGCACTGTTTACACATAGGTCTTGATAACATATAGGTATTTATTATACCTTCGAAGGTATTATTAACCATCAATTTTTTTATGCAGGAGATAAATAATAGTATGAAATAACCCAGGGGGTAACCCTCACAATTATACAAAAGGAATAATATTATGGCACTAACATCACCCGGCGTAGAAGTAACGATCATTGACGAAAGTCAATACTTACCAGGCGCACCAGCATCGGTTCCCTTTTTCTTAGTTGCTTCGGCACAGGATAAAGCAGACCCAACAAGTACAGGCACAGCCGCAGCCACAACTGCCGCGAATGCCGGAAAATTATATCGTGTTACAAGTCAGCGTGATTTGGTGACACTATATGGTAACCCTTATTTTTATACTACATCTAACGGAACACCTATTCAGGGTTACGAATTAGATGAATATGGTCTATTGGCTGCTTACTCAGCACTTGGCGTTTCTAACCAAGTATTTGTTTTAAGAGCAGACATTGACTTAGCAAGTTTAGTAGGTTCTACAGGTCGCCCAACAGGCGCCCCAGAAGATGATTCTTACTGGTTAGATACAACTACTTCAACTTGGGGTATTAACGAATTTAATGAAACAACCGGATTGTTTACAGCAAAAAATCCATTAGTAATTACTGATACTGATTTGCTAGTAGGTGGATATCCTCTTCCTTCTTTAGGTAATATTGGCGATTACGCAGTTGTTGCTCTTGCAAATTACGAGTATCCAAGTGCATCTAGTGCACCGCAATACTTTTACAAGACTCCGGCTAATACATGGACATCAATAGGAAGCGATGATTGGGCAAAATCACACCCTGCATTGTTAGGTACTAATTCTAGCCCAACATTAACAGCAGGTGATACGTTTGATTTTGTTCTCAACGGTACTAATATAGCAACCATTACAGTTCAAGCCGCACCTAACAACACTGTTAGCCAAATTGCCGCAGACATTAACTCTCTTAACTGGAAATATGTTTACGCCGCAGTAGTAGATAACAAACTTGCAATTTACTCTGCACAAACAAACGCAGTCACCGGGAACCCTTATATCAGAGTTACAAATCAAACAGGTACTGTTTTAACTGATATAGGCTTCTCAAGTACTCAAACTGGATTTCAACCAAAAGTATTTTATGGAACATCTGCACAACAGCCACTATGGCAAAATGGACAAGCAGAACCTGCCCCATCTGGCTCTGTTTGGATTAAGGTCGGCTCAACTGGAAACGGTTTAAGTCCTTCTTTAAACAGATATGATAATATTTCTGCATCTTATACAGCATTAAACTCTACTTTTGCAAATGCTGATTGGGTACAGATTAACTCGGTTGATTCAACAGGTGGTCAAGCGATTCCTCAAGGATCCGTATACACTCAATATGATTTTAATGGTGAGTATGAAAACGGTCCTCTTTATTTCTGGTATCGTTACGGAACAGGTCCTACAGTAATCAAAGGTAGTAATACTGCCGCTGATTTCACAAACGGTCCTTATGCCGCTTCAGTTCAAGTATCAACTCCAGGATCTTCAACATTGAGTTCTGCGTATTCATTTAATTTGAATGACAATACAGATGCTACTGACTTTGTTACAGCATGGTCAGCCGCAAACATTCCTTATACTTCAGCAGGCGTTAACGATGACGGTTCTATCAGCATTACTCATACTGCTGGTGGTACTATTGTTCTAAACGATATTGATAGTAGTACTGGTATCAGCAGTGGTTTATGGGCTGAGGCTGGATTTATTGTCAATTCAACAGCAGGATGTAAATACGGTCCAGCAGTTGACGACATTACTTTCAACGCTACTCAATCTTCAACAACAGGAGCTGGTATCAATTTAGCAATTAATATACAAAACAGTTATGAAAGATATCAATTTGATCCCAATGTTGTAACTAATAGCGGTTCAGGTCACGCAGTAGGAGACAGAGTTACATTCTTAGGTACAGACTTAGGTGGTGCAAGTCCTGCTAACGATTTAACAATTGTAGTTACAGCAGTTGGTGGTTCCGGTGAAGTTACTGCATTTACTTGGTTCTCAGGTACAGCAACCGCAGTCTACTCAACACAGTTGTCAAACTGGAGAGCATTCTCATTAACAACTTCAGGTGCTTATTCATTAACATCTAACGAAGGTGCACCAACTTCTATCCCTGATAATTTGACTAACTGGTTCTACTCAGCAGTAGATCAGTGTGACATCATGGTAAACACTACAGCAGGATGGAAGGGTTATGCAAACCAAGGTTATGATATCAATGGTTTACCTTCCCCAAGTGTTGTAAATGCAACTGATCCTAATGGTCCTATTGTAAGTGCTACTGAGCCAACTCAACAATCAGATGGTACTGCATTAGCATACGGTGATCTTTGGATTGACACTACTGACTTAGAAAACTATCCAATTATTTGGAGATGGCAACAAGTTGATGGTACAGACAGATGGGTTAAGATCGATAACACTGATCAAATTACCCCAGCTGGTGTCGTCTTTGCTGATGCACGTTGGGCCGCTAATGGCACAACTAACCCAGCAAATGACCCAATGGTATCAATCCCCGTGTTGTTATCAAGTGACTACTTAGATGTAGATGCTCCAACTGCAGGATTGTATCCAGTAGGTATGTTGTTATTCAACACAAGACGTTCTGGTTACAACGTAAAACAATATCGTGTTAACTATTTCAATAGCGACAGATTCCCCAATGACAATCTTCCTACTCAGAAAGATGCGTGGGTATCTGCTTCAGGCTTACAATCTAACGGTGCTCCTTACATGGGTCGCAAGGCTCAAAGAGCAATGGTTGTTCAGTCAATGAAGGCCGCTATCGATAGCAACACAGCAATCAGAGACGAAGATAACTTCTTCAACTTACAAGCATGTCCTAACTATCCTGAGTTACAGCCTAATATGATTACGTTGAACTCTGATAGAGGAGAGACAGGCTATATTGTAGGTGATACTCCATTAAGACTAAAAGATGATGCTACTGAAATTCAAGCATGGGCTACTAACTTAGCAAGTGCGGCATCAACTGGTGAAGATGGACTAGTCACAAGAAATACTTACATGGGTCTATTCTACCCATCAGGTATCACTAATGACCTATCAGGTAACTTAGTTGCAGTTCCTGCTTCACACATGATGGTCAGAACTATGTTACGCAATGATGCGATTGCTTACCCCTGGTTAGCTCCAGCAGGTACAAGACGTGGTATCATTGATAACGCCGCAAACATCGGTTATGTTGATGCACAAACAGGTGAGTTTAATGCTATTAAAACACGTGTTGGCATCAGAGATGTTCTTTACTCTAACTTCATTAACCCACTAGTATTCTTTACTGGTAACGGATTATTGAACTATGGTAACAAAACATCGTTTGATTCTTCATCAGCACTTGATAGAATCAACGTAGCACGTTTAGTGGCATACATTCGCAGACAATTAGTGTTAGCCGCAAGACCATTTGTGTTTGAACCAAATGATCCTCAAACAAGAAAGTCAATCAGATCAGTGATTGAAGGATTGTTCCAGGATCTAGTTGCAAAACGCGGTCTTTACGACTACTCTGTAGTGTGTGATGAATCCAATAACACTCCAGCAAGGATCGATAGAAACGAACTTTGGGTTGACATCGCAGTTGAGCCTGTCAAAGCCGCTGAGTTCATCTACGTTCCTGTTAGAATTTTTAACACTGGCGAGTTATCAGGAGCTCAGTAAAATAATTGACGAAAGTGGCTTCGGCCACTTTCAACAATTTTAGATAAATAAAGTATATAACAGGAGATTAACAATGGCAACAGCCTCAGATACATTAGCAAAACTTTCAGTCGTACCTGAAGGAGGTGCTAACCAAAACTTGTTGATGCCAAAACTTCAATATAGATTCCGAGTGAATTTTATTAATTTTGGTTTTGACGATGATTCTTCACTCGTTTGTACCAGACAGGTTGTGGATTGTGCAAGACCTCAAGTACAGTTCGATGAGATTACACTTAATGTGTACAACTCACGTGTCTATCTTGCTGGTAAGCACACTTGGCAAACTCTTGCCGTCAATCTTAGAGATGACGCGGCAGGTAACATCTCAAAAGCAGTTGGTGCTCAATTACAACGTCAATTAGACTTTTATGAGCAATCTTCAGCGGCTGCAGGTGGTGATTACAAGTTCGACATGGAGATTCAAATCTTAGACGGTGGAAATGGCATCAATACTCCTACAGTTTTAGAAAACTGGTCTTTATCAGGTTGCTTCTTGCAACAGGCTAACTATCAGACTCTAAACTATGGAACTTCTGATGCTGTTACAGTAGCATTAACTGTACGTTATGATAATGCTATTCAGACTAATGGTTCTGGTGACTTAAGTGGTGTACCAGGAGCAGGTATAGGTCAGCCAGGTCTACAATCGTTCCCAGGACAAACTACTACAGCAACTTAATAGTAGTACGAGTTAAAAGACATAAAGAAGCCAGATTAAATCTGGCTTTTTTATTGGTGATAAATACTATATTATAAGAGAACTTTTATGCCAGTAGATTTTGACAACTTATTAAATGACTTTTGGAACAGTCTTACCGGTCGTAGATACTTACGTGATTGGCAACATGCTGAAGAAGTATTTCTACCAGGTGGAATGGGCAATGCTCCCAAAGTCAAATTTATGTTCCACACAAACTTCATCATTAATGGTGAAGCATGGAATCCCCCTACTGGTCAAAACTATGGTCTTTTAGTTAAAGATGTTCAGTTACCTAAATTTAAAATCGACACAGCAGAATTAAATCAATACAACAGAAAAAGAATTATACAAACAAAACTAAAATACGATCCTATTACTATCACATTCCATGATGATAACATGAGTCAGATGACTGCAATGTGGGACGCATATTATAGATACTATTATGCAGATTCTTGGAATCCAGTTGTTGCTCCTTTTAACACACAAACTGCCGGCAAAGCCTTTAATAGAAGAAACATTTATGATCCTTCTATAACTGGTGATATGGAATATGGTTATAGGGGAGGTTCTAATAATTTAGAAACTAATCCTCTTTTCCCCAATGCAGGATCTAAAGTACCTTTCTTTAAGAATATTAATATCTTTGGATTTTGGGCGGGCAATTATATAGTATACACATTAATTAATCCGATCATTACGAAGTTTGACCACGATACTTATGCATACAATGAGGGCGGTGGCACTATGCAAAATACTATGACCCTCGAATATGAAACTGTAACATATAATACCGGCACGATGGATCCAGAAGTGGGATTAGACGATGTTGTTGAAGGTTTTGGTAATGATGCTAATTATGACTTAGAAGAAAGTCCATTAACACAGGGCGGGAACAATCCAGCAGATATTATCAGAACCATGGCAAACTTTCCGGGTCCAGATGCCTCGCCGCTTGAATATTTGCGATTTTTTGGACAGTTTGCAGACCTAGTAAACGATCCATCAGTAATTAAAGATAGTGCTGTAAAAGAAATAAATGATATTCTACCAAAAGTACTTTTAAATCTTGCAAACGGTGATCCGCCGTTTACAGGGATCGATTCTCCTACTTTTAATTCTACTCCTGAAGCCGGAACAATGGTAGGTATTGCAAGCGCCGCAGAAGGTGAAACATACGCAGGTAGTCAAACATAATGTTAGAAATTCAAAAAAGTGACAGAACAGTACAGATATTCGACAACTTTTATAATGTCGAATTAAACGTTCCAGCAGATAAATGGGACGTAGTTTATTC